ACAGGCAACACGAACTGCTGGCTTGTGCCTTTTGCTACCGCGGTGGTGGTGATGATGCTTGAACGCGGTTCATCGATCATGTAGTGGTCAACTTCGGGGGAGTTGACTTTGACTTTCTTCGCTTTCAGCATGAGCTGCATAAGCGGAGTGTCATCCGATTTGAACTTGTAGAGTTCCTGGTCAAGGTCACTCTGCACGAGGTTGCCGGGGCCTACGCCACCAGTTGCATCTGCAACACTGCTGACGGTGGTGGCGGTGCCGGGGACTTGCGACTGGACACCGGCTGATCCCGGTGTCGGGGTGGGATTTGTACCACCTACGTTTACTACTTCTCCGTCCATGTCTTAAAATTTTGCGGATTAAAAAATTTATTTTGTATCACGTTGTGCAAGATTGCCCGGCTTGATACCGCCGGTCGCTCCTGCGAGGTTGCTTACCGATGCCATTGCGCCGGGTACTTGCGTCTGCAACCCTGCGCTCCCTTTCGTTGGTGTGAGCCGATGAGAACTCGGAGGGAATTTTACAACTACGCCGTCCATGCTACATTGCTTCGTTGGCGAGTTCAAACATTGACTGCGCTTTCTTCGGTGCGCCTGCGCCCTCGCCGTTCTTGCCGCCGAGAGGTGCTATGCCGTCACCTTTCTTGCTCTTGCGCAGACCCTCAACTATCTTGCTGTTGCGTCCTGCAACCTCACCCTCTTCTCCGGCGGCTGCTACGTCTGCATCGTAGTTGAGTGCCTTGCAGGCCATGTCAAGTGTCTCTGCGCTGAATTTGCCCATAACGCCGTCACGGACTATCGTGAGCAGGAAGTCAACAACCTTGTCAACCTGCTCATCGCTCATGCCTCGCTCGGCTTGGAATTTGCGCAGGGTTTCAAGAGTTGCGTCCATATTGGCCTCATACTCTTCATCAAGTTTCTTGCTCTTGGCAATACGCTCGATATATTCTTTGTTGGCCTCCTCAATCTTGTCCTGCATTTCGGGGTCATCAAGAACATCCTTGACTTCCACGCCGAAGTTCCGAACCAGTCCGAGCACCGGGTCTTTGCCGTTGTGCATATCCGTGAGGAACTGCGCACTCCGTGGGTCGGCGGCAAACATATTAGACAAGGATTGTTCCCTGCCTCTGAGGTCCCCCAACTCTTGCTCGTATTGGTCGTAATCATCGGAAATCTGACCGTAGATTTCCTCATCGTCCTCAAACTTTTTGTCGGGGTATTTTTTGCGCAGGCGTTCAACGTGTTGGTCGCGTCTGCTCTTAACTTCGTTATTTTCAGCCATTATTTTGAATATCTTATGGTTGGGGGTTATCTTTTGCGCAAAGATACGCCGTTGGTGTGTGGTAGGACTTTTAAGTTTTGTGACGCGAATTTTGTAACTTTGCAGTGACAACTAATCACCAAAAGGGCAATGGAATAGATGGCTAAACATTTTGGCTCAATAATGGATTTCACACGTCAGCGCAACGATGACCTCATGCGCGCCTATCGTGAGCAGCTTGCATTAGCGAGTTACATTGTTATGCCCGATATTTTTCAGAAGATTGCCGACTCTCCTGCAAGACGCTTTTGGGTGTCCGAGGAAAGAGCCGCCGTGGAGGTCTCGCGTATGCTGATTGGCAAACCGTTCTCGCGTATGAGACCCAACAAGCGTGAGATGTTTGAGGAGATATTCCGCAGATTTCTCGCTCTCCGCGAGGAGCAACCCGGCAAGTCGGTCTTTGAACTGGTTTCTATCATCGTTCATCAGCCTGCACCTAAATTCTATTTCACTGCCCGGACCGTAGGAGAGTTCATTTACCGCATTAAGAATGGTTGGTATGACAGACAGCACGACCGCTATAAACAAAATATTGACGGAGAACGACCGCCGCAATGAGATTATGTTCGCTCCCTGCGACTATCTCACTGGCGAGGGTTCTATCGGCGAGAGAGTCCGCGTGACTGTCTCCGACTTTGTGTTGCCTGTTCAGTGGTTGCCTGTGGATATGATGAATATCCCCTTTGTGCGTAAACTTGTCTCCGCAGGTTCTATTGACGCTTTCCTCGCCGATGTGCTTCACGTTGAGCCTAACGATGTGGATTATCACAAAGTCTCTGAGAAATTCATTCGCCTGCGCTACCGACACGACTTCGCCTTTTGGGCGGCTTCGCTCGTGTGGATTCACAATAAGGACGCAGGTGCTGACGTGCTGTTCCGGCTTCGCTACCCACAGCGCATACTCGTTTCTCACTTTGAAGAGAAACGCCGTGCCGGTCTGCCCATTCGCCTTATACTCCTCAAAGCGCGTCAGTGGGGCGGCTCCACCACTACGCAGATTTACATGATGTGGTTGCAGCTCTTTCACGCCCTCGGTCTCAATTCCCTTATCATCGCTCATCAAGGTGCGGCCTCCGATGAAATCAAGGATATGTTCGACACCATGATTAAGGCTTACCCGGTTGAGTTGCTCCACGAAATGGGAGAAACTTTTTCAGAGAATGAGCCGAAGATGATTGGTGTCGGCAAGTCTGGCTCAACATCCCGCGTGCCTCAACGCAACTGTAAGATTAAGGTCGGCACTGCCGAACGCCCCGATGGTTGCCGTGGCGGTGCTTACTCTCTTGTGCATCTCTCCGAGGTTGGCATTTGGAAAAAGACTGAGGGCAAGTCTCCCGAAGATATTGTGCGCTCTGCCTGTTCGGGTATCCTCCTGCGTCCGCTCACCATGATCGTAATGGAGTCAACTGCCAACGGCACCGGCAATTTCTTCCACACTGAATACAAAGCGGCCTCTGACCCCGATACTCCCTCGCAGTTTGATGCGCTATTCATAGCATGGTTTCAGATTGAGCAATACTCTCTCCCTTTTGAAAACTCCACCAAACTAAGAGAATTTGCACGTTGGCTTTACGAGAACCGGGCCAACGATAATGTTGCTACCACTCGTGAGGAAAGCGGACGCTATCTTTATTGGCTATGGCAGAAAGGTGCGAGGTTGGAGGCAATCAATTGGTATGTGCAGGAGCGAAGCGGTAAGAACAGCCACGCGGTCATGGCTTCCGAGTTTCCATCTGACGATGTGGAGGCGTTCGTTCATTCGGGAACTATGGTCTTTGACAAGTACCAAGTGGAGGAATTTCAGAAAGCCTGCCGTCCTCCTCGCTTTGTCGGGGATGTCTATGCCGATGGTGATGAGGGGGAAAAGGCTCTTGAAAATCTCCGCTTCAAGGAGGATAGGCAGGGGCAGTTGTGGATTTGGGCGAAGCCGGAAGATGATGATGAAGTAGAGGTAACCGACCGCTACCTTACTATCGTGGACGTGGGCGGTCGCTCCTCTAAGGCTGACTGGTCGGTTATCCTCGTTATTGACCGCATGAATATGATTGAGGGTGATCGTCCTGCCGTTGTCGCTCAATGGTACGGACACTGCGATATTGACCGCCTCGCGTGGAAAGCTGCGCAGGTGGCGGCTTATTATAATAACTCGCTCCTTGTCATTGAGAGTAATACATTGGAGACCCACGACCGCGAAAGGCAGGTTGAGGGTGGAGACCAGTCGCAGTATATCCTCAACCAAATCTCAACAATCTATCCCAACCTCTACGCCCGGCGCCAGTCTGAAGATGAGATTAGGCAGGGCATTCCGCGCAAATACGGCTTCCATACCAACATCGCCACAAAGCCTATGATTATCTCTACTCTTGTCAAGGCTATCCGCGACCATATCTATACCGAGCGCGACAGCCGCTGTCTCGATGAATACCTCACCTACGAACGTAAACCAAACGGCTCTTACGGCGCAATCATCGGACACCATGATGACCTCCTCATGACACGAGCAATCGGTCTCCACATCTGCTTCTACGAAATGGATATGCCCCGTATCATTCCCAAGCGCAAGGGCAGGACGGCAAAAAGAAAAGGCCCCGTCTCCGAGGCCGTTTTCTAATCGTGTTATTGGTGTCATGCCGCCTGCAACATCTGCTGTGCGCGTTGCACGGCTTCCATGTTCGCGCCCTGCTGTGCCTGCTGTGCAAGTTCGGGGGAGATGCCGTCCGGCACTTGACCCTGCTCCAGTTGCTCGCGCTGGCTCTTGATGCTTTGCAGGAGTTCATCGGCAAATGGGAACTCGCCGTGTTCAAGCAACTGCTCTACGCTGATAGCGTGCATCTCAAACAATTTCATCAGAATATCATTCGACATTGCGCGGTATGTAGGCGTTGCAGTGCTTTCTACGATTGAGAGGTCAAATTCCACATCGCGTATCTTCTTCGGATCATACTCCACAATGGTGGAATTTCTGCCTGCGATGTTGAATACTCGCGGTGTGTCGTAGAACTGCTGAATGTTCTTGACATCCTTTGTCGCGCCCTCACGGATAAACATTGAGAACGTATCAAGTATATCAAGCAATGAGGTCGTGGCGTTCTGCGCCTGCTGATTGTAGAGGCTTGCCGACATTCCGCTGTATCCCGGCTTGCCCTGCAATGCACCGTTCACCCCCGATATATCCTCAAAGAATTTCAACTGCATATTCAGCAATTCAGTGATGCCTATCTGCGTGCAGTTGTTGGCGATTTGCTGAGGGAGGGCGGTGCCGGTCTTTGGCTGTTTAATCATTATCACACCGTTGAACTGCGCCCACTCGTCCGCAACATCATCCATTGTCATGTCATCAGGCAGACACTCTTTCGGGAAGAGAAGCACACCCTTTGCGCTGGCTCGCATAATCCAGTCATACATCGTGATGAGGCGGTTGGTATATCGCTGTTGGTCTATCACGTTGCTAACGAATGAATGTATCTCGCCGTCAATGAACGGATACGCCTTGAACACGTAGGGGTGGCTCTTATGCTCGTAGGGGGTCTCTCCCTCATCCAGTATATCCCCGAATGGGGTCAGATAGTAATAATACCAGTAACTATCCATGAACCACTCATACTGAATAAGGGGAACATCCTCCATATCCATGCCCAGTTCCTGCGCCTCGCGCACTCGCTCGCGGTTCACACTGCCGACAAATTCTTCAAAATCTTCGGGGTCAATCTTGAACACATCGCCGTTGTTCACATCGTGACAGCGGTAGCGAGGCTTGCTCTCCTTGCGCCATACTTCTATCACCCTGCATCGAGTTGCGTCTCTCGGCACAAGGAAGTCATAATATCCCTGCAACGGATAGCCGAAATAGTCATAGGTCGCTCCGAGTTTAGAGGGTTCTTTCGCGTCATGGTATATCTCCCCAAACCTCTTGACATCAGCCGGACTTTTGGCAAAACGCTCACAGAGTTCTCCGAACGATATGTCATGCACCTCTCCGAGACATGAGACATCCCAACCTCGGAAATCGCGCATATTGTTGTCAATGAAAAAATTGTTTGGCTGAACATAGTCCGTCCAACAATCCAGTTTGTTCTCTCGCCAACCGAACCATTTGCGTTGTACCACGAAGCCGGAGATAAGAAACTCCTCCATGCACCGCGCGTTAATCTCGGTCATGCGGTTGAGCTGCATATTGCATTGAAGCACCGTGGACATGGTCTCGCCATACTTCTGCTCATCGCGGTCGCGGGCCGTGCAGGTCGGCTCTTTGGCTTGACTGCGATACACACCGAGGACTGCCTGCACCATGCGCCGGATAAGGTTGTTTTTCAACGCCACATTACCCTGACTCTTGATGTAGTCCTCCTCCTTTACCTGCTTACCATCAACGCAGATATAATCATCCCACTGCTTGCCGTAGGTGTATTTCTTGTTGCGCTCGCGGTCTTGGCGAAACGTCTCCATAGCCTGCCAGTATTGCTGTGCCTCAAACAATACGTCAAAGGCCCGTGCGCGTCCGTTCGTACTCTTGGCGTATGCTACGCTGTCAAGTTCGGAGCGCGGCATCACTCGCCTTGCCTTATGTAATTTTTTTGCCATTGCTGTTTAGTTTAGTGTTGGGGAGTGCGCAAAGTTACTGCTTTACACACTCCCCAATCGTTTAACTATTGTGCCTGCTTCAAGTCGTTCATCATTTCTCGTTTGAGGGCGATGATTGCCTGCGCGCAAGAGTCTCTCTCGGCAGGGGTCTTGGCTTTCAGCCATTCCTTTGTCAGTGCGTCCACATCGCGCTTGTAGTCCTTGATGATTTCGTAGCGGTCATATTCGGGGGTCGCTTCCAGTTCATCAAGCAAGTCATAATACCGGTCCTCATCGTGGCTCTTGACTTTCTTGATTTCGCTGACACGCTCTTTGGTCTGCTCATACTCTCCGAGGATTTCTGCCATGTTCGGACTGACCGCCTTGTCGGTCGCGGTGGCAAGGCGTTCCTTTGCGAGGGTATTGCTCCGCGTGCGGTACTTCTCCATTAGTTTCTCGCGCTGTTCGTTGCCATACGCCCAACCGGTCAGCGGCGCGCCGCGTCTCACCTTGTATCGGGCATATCGCTCCGCAATCTCCGAGGGGGTCATCTTGCTTGCATCCCTGGCCGAAGCGTCAAGTTCATCAAAATAGATCTTGTCAATCTGACTCTGCGGACAATTCAGCACTATCAGCAACGCGCACTCGCGTGAGGTCTCTGCATCATCTCCGCAGAAGTCCATGACTGCGGTTACTGCATCGGTCAGAGACTGCGGATTGACACCGAGGCCCGACTGCACGCATAGGTTGATGACATCGTTCATGGCGACTACTTGGTCTTTATCCATATTCTTTAGGATAGAGAGGACATCGCTTGCCAACGGCATATCCTTTGTGAGATAGGCAGGGTTACCCTCGCCCGATACCCACATATTCCCGGCGGCACTCATCACATCACCGCCGGTCAGACCCTCTATGCTTCCGAACATGGTGTGATTGAACACATCGTTCATCATCTTGTCTTTCTCATCCTCATTGTCTCCGAGGATGAGATAAGGAAGATATGCGCCTAAGTTCCACAGCAACTGCAATCCATATCCGAAAACAGCCACGCGCACAAGGTCGCGCACTATGCCACGGCGGTATTCCTGCTTGGCGTTGCGGTCGGCTTGGTCGGGGTCTATGCCGTCACGCTTCATCTGCTTCGCCATAAATTCCTGCGAAAGGTCTTTGTATCCTTTGATGCCACGATGCTGGAGATTGCGCATTGCATCGTAGAGTTGTCGGCTGTACGACATGGAGGAGTTGCGGAACACCGTGAAGAGTACGCTCAACCATGAACGGTCAACCTGCATAGTTGAAAGGAACGCGCCCTCGCTTGACTGCTGAGTCTGATTGAAGAGAATTGTTGCGTCCTGCTTCGCTCTCTGCTCTGCCACATCCGGGTCATAACCTTGTCGCTTGTACTTGGCGAGTTTGGTCTGATACATGGAGTGTGCGCCGATCGCAACTGTCAGTGCGTCCACAAAGGCGTTCGGAGACATACCTACGCGAGAGGCTAACTCTACAACGCGGCTGCGCCACATCTTCCAGTCCATATCGGTTTTCAGCAGGCGCGGGTCTCCTGCCATACGGCTCTTCCATCGCTTCTCAAACAAGGGCAGGTTCTGCATTGTCCACTTCCATGCTCGCCACGGCGTTGCAATATTCGCCGCGAGGTAAACGGGATTGCTGTCCGATAAGTAGGCAGGCATTGAAAGGAACTGCTTTAATGCCGTGAAGATGCGGAAACTTACCTTTGCAGCCGTCACACCTTTGGCGATATTCACTGCCGACTTGTCAAGAGCTGCAATCGGTGGACGATATGCGCCTGCGGCCATACTGCACACGTTGCGGAAATTATTCCACAACGTCTTGCCTGCGCCGTAGGCACTACTCATGTTCATCACTTGGTTGCGGAAACGCTTGTATGAAAGCAGGGTGTTGAGGTCGCGGTTGAACTCTGCGAAAGCCGCCCAACGCTCCATTTGCTGAAGGTGGTCGAGGATTACGGAGAATGCGTTGGCACCGGTAACGTCAAGCGCGAGATTATTGCGTCTGCGCTTGATGATACTTCCTGTTGAGGTCGCAGGCAATGCGGTGTCGGTCGTATCGTCTGCCACATCTACATTCTCCAGTCTTGCGTTGGCGAGTATCTTCAAGGGGAAGTAGTTCTCAATAGCGGCCATTGATGCACCGAACATACGCTTGTGTACCTCGTTGTACTCGTTGCGCTTGTCAACGAGGAACTCTTCCTGCATCCAGTCTGCAAGTTGAATGAAACGTGGGTCAAGGAAGTTCTTGATGTTTTCAACATCATCTTCCGTGATACCCATACGGCGCAGTTTCATCCGTCCGTCACTCATCTTGTCGGCCATGTAGATATACAGCAGATTGCCCTGCGTCAGTTCGTGGTCTTTCATCTCGCCTCCATCCCAAAAACTTACACTCGCTTTCGGGAGTTTGCGGTCTATGGCGAAGAGGTCACCCCACGTCATATCCTTGCCGAACACTTCACTCACTTTCTCATCAAGCACTTTCAAGGCTTTCTGATAACCTGTGTACTCTTTCTCGGAGGCTTCCACCCAACCGCGCATATAACGGTTCCATAGATAACCCTCTCCGCAACTGTTCTTCTTGCCGAACATCCTCAGCATTTGGTCAAAAGTGGCGAGAGGTGCAAGCAGGAAGCGTGCGAAACTATTGTTCACAATCTTCTGCGTGCGGTCATCCTTGTGGTGTTCATCGGTCGGTCTGCCCTCCATGTCGGAGTTGGCATTGTGGTGGATTTCCTCAACGCGCTGTTTCTCGGCTTCACGCCACGCTTTGGCACGTTCGATACTACCGCTCAACACATCGCCAACCTGCTCTACAAGCGAGTGGAACGCCTCGGCGCGGTCTATCTTGTTCTGTCGGATTGCGTCATTCGTAGCCTCCACATACTGCTTATAAGCCGCTTCGGTCATCTGCCCGGCGTCCTTATCTTCTTTAGCCTGCTTGATGGAGTCGCGCAATGCCTTTTCCTCGGCTTTGCTCTCGGTGATGTCCTCCACATACTGGCGTGCGATTTGCAGACCTGCATATTCGATTGTCGCTTCATCGGCAATGGTAGTGTCGGTACTGCTCATGCGGTTAATTGCGTCAGCGATGCGGTTGTCAATATCATCTTTTGGTAGGGAAGTTGACTTCCTTACCACCTGCGCAATGCGCTGTCCGTCCGGGTCAAGTTCGCCCTGTACCTCAATACCGCGTGCATCAACACGACTGCCACGGATACTCAATAGCCTGCCCAGCGTGTTTGCTCCCATTCGCAACTGATTATCCACCATTATGTCCATGACTTTCTGAACATACTGGCTAACATCCTGCCGTCCGACAACATTGTTGATTGCTCCGAGTATGCGCTTGGTCTCATACTGGCTCAAATCATCGAGCAGACCTGCCTCCATGAGTACACGCGCAAGGTCGCTGACACTCTTCACGGTCGTAATATCATACTCCCTCTGACGTGCCATTGCTTGGCGCAGGTAGTTGAGGTTGCCGCCGATCGCTTTCATAGCGTCTCGCTTCGCCTGCAAATTCCCTGCGTTTGCTTGCATCGCTTCGGCTTTCATCTTGGTTATGGTCTCCTCCAATCCCAGGCCGGGGTCGCGGAAACGTGTAACCTCGTCTGCATCGTAGCCGGACTGCCTGCGTCTCACTGCGTCCTCTGCATCTGCAAAGACACTTTTCTTGCGCAGGTTCTTCCATGACTTGTAGAGAATGTATGAGAGGTCTTTGTCGTTGAGGCGTATGCTCTTGGCGATTTTCAGACCTTGCAGGAATTTGTCAAGGAACTGCTGAACCTTTGCCTTGATTTTTCCCCAAAGCGTCAGTTCATCACGGTTCATCTTCTCAAACCCCTCGCTTCCGATGCGGCCGCCGAGGTCTGACATATATTCCTCCGTGGCTTCATTGCGGAATTGCCCGCGCTTCTTCTCGGCTTCTACACGTGCCTCTGCCATGTCGGTATAGTAGTGTGAGTTCACATCTTCTCCGGCACGCTCATGAGCCATGCTCTTGCGCACACGCAGGCGGTCGGCTTCGGCTGATACCATCTCATCAGTCATTTTGTCAATGACCTTGCGAATGGGATTAGAGGCATGAGCATAAACCTCTCCGAGGAACTCATCAAACCGATCTTCGCCGATAAGCGCACGCAGGCCCTTATGCCCGACAACCTCATGCACCACCGTGTTATCCACGTCAGCCACATTCACGTTGTTAGGCAGAACGACAACAACGCCATTATCATCCGAACTCCACCAACCTTTGGCACGTCTTTCCCTGCGAGTGGAGAGGTTGTTAACCTCCGACTGGTTGCGGATTACTCGGATATGCGTGTGTAGGTCATTAGATAGGCTTTCCACTCGTGCCTCCTTTGCTTCGGGCGATGACTCGTAAGCGTCCATGTATTCACGCGCTCTCTCCAGTCCTGCATCCCATTCGCCTGCATTTACACGATCGCGCAAATCTTCAAGCATAGTAACGTCTCCCTCGGCTACACTGCCGCTGATACCGCTGAACTTCGCGCCACGTTTGGCGAGTTCTGCGCGGAGCATGGGAGGTACGGCGTTAATCGGGAATGCAACCTTTTGGTCACCCACACGCTCCATGATGAGGTCTGCAACCTCGCTCCACGGAACAATCCTGCTCGGCTTGAAGTAGCGCGACAGCATGGTCTGAACCTTTGTCTCCTCGCTCAACTGGCCGTTAACGCTTCCGCTGTGCCAGTCCATAAGACCTACACTGTCTTTTGCGCCTTCGGCATGGTAGCCGCTGGTCTCTTCGCTTTCGGGATAGTAACCCTCCACGACAAGAAGTTCGGGGCGGTCGTAGGCGGCTGTGAACTGATCGTTGAGCGGTGAGGTGCGGATATGGAAATAGGGATTGTAGGCAACACCGCCGGTCGTGCGTCCGTTACCCTGCACAAGGTCGGCCTTGCCGTTGGCGTTCATCATGCCCTCTTCGCTCTGCTCCCAACGGCTGAATATCATCGGAGCGCGCCACTCACCATTCTGCTTGGCCGTCATGGGAGGCAACACACCCATGTTCGCCCACTGCGAATAGCGGAAGCCTTTCTTCAGCGGCTGATTGTTGAGGAAGTCAAGCACCGGTCCCTCTTCAACGAGACGATACTTGTTGCCGTCTCCATTGGTGGGAGTGTCCTCTCCGTCATCATCTAACGTAATGTCGGAAGCTGCATCAACGGATTTATCCATTTCGGCATACTTCTTCTCCTTTTCCTCCAGTTCTTTTCTCATCGCTTCCTCATATTGAGCGAGACGCGCCTTAGCCTCGGCGAGTTGCTGTTTATGGGGGAACTCCCTGCCGTTGCGCTCCTTGAGTTGGCGGTAGTCATCGGAGTATCGCGCGAGTTGCTTCTGGCCGCGTGAGAGAAGTTCTTGGCTGTCCGCGCCGGTCACAATCCTCTCCGCGATTTCCTCCATGATATTCTTGATGCGATTGCCTTTTACGGCCCGGTCCTTGATGCCGAGTGCCTCACACGAGTATGTAACTTCTCTCTTCGGCTCAAAGGATATTTGACCCTGTCCGTTGTTATCCACAATACGCGATACGTTGGTAGTCACCTCAAAAGGCAAACCGTCAACGTCAATGGTGAGTTTGCTTATCCAATTATCTGCACCCTCTTGAATTTGATCGGCGGCTTCATTCATCTTGGCGTTCTGCTCTTTGAAGAAATCGCCCATTGCTCCCACGCTGTCAAATGTGAGTTTGCCGATGGTTATCTTCTTGATCGTGCCGTCGGGCCAATGTTTGCCGATGATTTCAAGGTTCTTGGTCTCAATCTCAATACGGCGTTCCGCGCCCTTGATGAGACCCTCCACCTTTGGCAATTGGTTGTGGATGTAGATTTGGTCTATCTCATGACCTTTCTGCTTGGCGGTAAGATTGCGAACCTCGCGCTCGGCTTGGTTCTTCAGTATGGCATACTCACTGCCCGACAACTGAGCGGTCATATCACCGAAAGAGTCCTCTTCCTCTTCAAGTACTCGGTTCTCCATTGAATTCTGCATCATCTTTGAGCCGTTCATAATGGAATCCGCGATTGCGCCTTTGGTTTTCAGTCGCTGATATGCGGTAACGTCAAGACTATCCTCAACGCCGAAACGGATTATGCGCACCGGGATACCCATATCCTTATGCAGGTTGCCCTGTCGCAGGGCACGTCCGTTGCGCTGGGTATAGTCCATAGGACGGTTGGGCGCGTCCACATGGATAAGCGTGTGCAGACGCTCCTGAATATTCACGCCGGTACCGAGTGTGAATGTTGAGCCGAGTATCACACGGATTTCTCCGGCATTGACTTTCTCGAAGATGTCTAACTTCTTCTTTATTGTCATGCCCGATTTGATAATCACAATCTGCTCGGCAGGCACGCCCTCGGCAATGAGTTTGTTTCTGATCTCCTCGTAGAGGTTGAAACCGCTTCTCTTGTTTTGGTAGTTGTCGGAGAAGATTGCAACGGTGCCTTTATACTTCGCACTATCCTTGAGGGAACGCAGTGTCTCGCGCACGGTTGCGTTGGTCTTGCTGTTGGGGTCATCCTCGGCGTTGTCAACGACAAGTCGTGCATCTACGGCGGCCGCTTTGGCTATGCCGTACATGGTGAGGGGGATGTGAGAGTTCTCTTTTTTCTCCTTACCCTCCATTTTGTCGTAACGGTCCAGTTCTGCCTTTACATACTTCATCACACTGCGCAGGGCGCGGGTCTGAGGCAGGTAAATGTCAGTCGGCTTTCCTCCCTCCATTTCGGGGATTTTATCGCTCACACCGCCTGCCTCGCGTGTCAGAACGGTATCGGCTACACCGCTCCAAATGCGCACGAGTTCGGGTAGGTTTACATACCCGGCAAAGCGGCTCACCTCGGCAAACTTGCCGTTGGTCTTGAACTCAACCATCTGTGCGAGGTTGCCGAAGTTGCGGACAAAATCATCAAAGTAATATATGCCGTACTCTTTCATCGTGTCGGCAGGCATGAGGTAGCGCATGAACGTCCAGATTTCAGCGGCTGTGTTGGAGATAGGCGTACCTGTCGCAAACACAACATTGCGCCCGTGGTTGCGCTCCATGACTGCCTGCGTTTTCAGATATACGCCCTGCGACTTCTTGCTGTACGAGGGGTCAACACCTTTCACTCCTCTCTGCATGGCAGTGGAGAAACCGAGGTGTTTGTATTCATGAGCCTCATCTATGAGAAGAGCGTCAATGCCCATATCATCGAAGTTTTCCACATCATCCACCTCGCGGTCAAGCATCTCCATTGCTCGCACTTCGGCGTTCTGACGTGTGGTTGCCTCTCTCTTCTCATCGCGCTTTTTCTTCTTGCCCTGTATCGCTTCGGTCAGTTCGGCAAGGCGGTCGCGCTGTTCCTCAATCTCCTTTTCGGCCTGGCGCACAATCATGCTTCTGCCGTTATCATCGGCTTCACGCATGGCATCAAGAACTTTCAATTTTTCCTCAATGACATCTTGAATGTATGCCAGTTCGCGCTCCTCGCTGTCGGGTATGCGCTCAAATACCGACTGAGGAACGACAATCATATCCCAGTCGTTGTACTTGATTTTCGCGTAGAAATTCTTGCGGCCCTCGGCTGTGCGGTCTGCTTCCTCAATAGTCAGCACCTTTGCATTGGGATAAATCTCCTTTGCGCTCTCCACAAACTGACCGACTGTTGCGTTCTGCACAACTATCATAGGCTTGCGTGCTGTGCCGAGACGGCGCATTTCCATTGCCGTGGTGATAAGGGTGTAGGTCTTGCCGGTCCCGACCTCGTGAGCAAGCAGTATCGGCTCGGTCGTGCCTCTGACTACCGCTCGGCCTTGATGAGGACGCAATGCAAAGGGTCTGCCGTGCAACTCTGTCACTTGACCGCCGAAATGCTTGGGAACAAACTCATCGGGAATTGACATAGGCACATAGTTGTTTAACTGCTCGTTGTAGGTATGCTCGATACGCGCCGACATATCCGGGTCTGCCTGCATACGTTCACGCGCCCAGTCTTTGAACTCTGCGCGGATTTCATCAATCTTGGTACTGCACTCTGCGGTGGCGGCCTTGTCGGTTATGGTCTCTGATGTGCCATCCCATTTCTTTGTGGTCTTGCTGACGGTGATCTGCTTGTTGGTTATGGCAGCTTCAATCAGTTCATGCCCCATGATAGTCTTGTCACACATCTTGCTCGTTACCGACATGGCGCGGTTCTTTTCATTGAAGGTACTCCACGGAGTTTTCATAAACCATGTACCGCCTGCATTTGTCAGTTTCACACGGATACCTGTCTTTTCCTCCACGAAGTCCTCATAGAGTTTAGGTTCTATCCATGAAGAGCCGAGCGAGAACTCGATGAGGTGCGCAGGTATCGTCATGGGCATAACCTTTTCAAGAGCGGTGATATTCGGGTTATATCTGCCGTCCTCGTTGTTCTCCTGCGCGATGTGCAGCTTCTCACGGACGTTGCCCGAAAGATACTGATACGACACCTCCATTGCCCCGGTTGAGGGGTTCTCGAAGCCGAGTCCGCTTTCCACGATTTCCTGCTTCACCTGCTCCTTGCTCTTGCCGAGTGCCTCGCTGATGTAGTCCACATCTATACTGCCACTCTTATAGAGGCTTGCAAGTATGCCGTCCTTGACTGTCGTAGGCTGTGGCTCTTTCTCCTTTTCAATCACACGGCGGCTGAAAATATCGGTCTTACCTGCCTTGACAACCTTGTTGCCTTTGTTGTCTCCTTTCTCCGAATAGGTCTCAAGTGCCATGATGCTTGAGAAGTCCACATCGTTGCGGAGGAAAGAGATTGCAGTATTCTTGTGGAGGTTGCCGTAGGTGCGCGTGAATGTATCAAAGGCGCGGTTCAGTTCTTTCAACAGCGGCTCCAGTCCTGCGTCATCTTCATTGGTTGACTGATATTCCAGTACGTCCGACAACGCTTTCTTGATCGCGCTGTATGCGTTGAAACACTCTGCCTTTGTGTGACCCTTGACCTTGTTTTTATTCAGTCCAATAGGCACAGCCTCGCCCATTCGGGCCATGCAGAGTTCTCCTTGTGAGTTCAACACCATGCTTCCCTCCTTGACACCATCGCCGAGTTTCTCATTGATGCGCATCACGGCTTCCTCTACATCGTGGTCTGAACGGAGTGAGGACATATCCTCCTCCATGTCTGCAAATCGGCTGACCCATTCGCTCAACATCTTATCCTGCGGTTTGTCAGCCGAGGGGAAGAGGGCGCGGCTTGTCGGTTGCCATGTCTCACCGCGCTCAAAGTTGAACATCATCTCGCCTGCCATATTCTCCGGGTGTTCCGCAAAATATTTGTTGTAGGTCATGCTGTACGGCTTGATGATAGGTACTTCCTGCCCCTTGACCTTGCGAGTATCCCCGGTGTCATAGTCTGCTACACGCACTGCGGTCACATCCGTAACGTCTATGGCGTTGGCTGACTGCTTGCCATTCACGCGCTTGCGCACAACGATAATATCAGAGGTTGCCCCGGTGCCTCCGAATGTCTTGTTGTGCATACGGAATGCCCCTATAACATCGGTATTACCCTCGTTGATAATCCAACGGCGTAACTCTTTGGAGTTATCCATTGTACCGCTTGATGTGATGAAAATACCGATACCACCCTCGCGGAGTTTACGGACATTCTTTGCGATGCAGAAATCATGAATATTGCGGAATTTCTTGGAGAGGTCTTTGTCTCCAGTATCATCCTTAACGTGCAGACCTGTTACGAAAGGCACGTTGGTTATGGCAAGGTCAATGCTGTTGTTGCGCACTTTCGTTCTCTCAAAACCTTGTACGTCAACTCGTGCATCGGGATATAGCAACGAGAGTATGCCACCAGTGGTACGGTCAATCTCAACCGCATGGATATTACTGCGGTCGCTCATATCAGTGGGCATAAGTCCGAGGATATTGCCGATACCTGCTGAACCCTCAAGCACATTGCCTCCCTTGAAACCTAATGCTCTCGCAACATTCCACATAGCATCAATGACTGGGGCAGGAGTATAGTATGCGCTATTTCGGCTCATGACGGCATCATTATATCCGTCCTCGCCTAACAACTCACGCAGGCGGCTGACAGTCGGGTTATAGCCATTATCATTGAAAGCCTTACCGAGACCACCCCAACCGCTGAATTTTCGGAGTACCTCCATTTGTTCGGGCGTGGCGGTCTCTCCTGCATCAAGCAATTGCTTGGCAAGTTCAATAGCCTCAATGTTAGCCTTGATACGTGCGTCCTCACCTTTGGGGGCGTAGTCCACACCACGCTCCGCATGGTTGTTGCGCACGTTCCTACGCTCACCCTCAGGCAATCTCTCATTGTGGGAGGAGGTCTTATCGGTAGTTAAGGCTGATTTCGCAGGCTGTTCAGATACTCCTGCGCCTCCCTTACCGTCAGAGACAGGATGGTCGCTATCACGTCCACCCATTCCTCCTCGGTCAGTTCGCTTAACTTCATTCCGCTGGCTCTCTCCCAACGGTTCATTCGGTTGAGGTTCGTGTCCTCCTGCTCGCTCGGTAGTGCCGGGGCGAGGTTGTACGTCAGTTTTCTTTTCATCGCTTATCGGTTCATCGAACAATCCACCGAAGAGGTCTCCGATCGGCTGTTCGGGTTTAACTTCCGCTTTTTTCTTCGCAGGTGCTTTCGGCTTCTTCTCCTGCGCCTCCTTTGCCACTCGCGCAGCTTCCTCAAAGATGTCCTCTTTGGGAGCGACAGCAGGTTTGTCTTTGGGTGTAGTCGGCTCTTGCTTCTCAATCTGACTCCACTCGCAAGCCTCATACATAACCGGTGCCATGCCGGTGTCAAGAGTAACATCAGAGCCGCCTCCGAAGTCAACGATGGTGGCGAGTTCGCGTTTGTGCTTGCCATCATTTCGGGTGTACCAAACCTTTTCACCGACCTTAAAGCCGTTCTTCTCGGTCTCGGCGATTTCGTGACGGTTCCAATAACCGCCTGCATCGTAAGGCTCGGCTTCCTCCGCTTTGGGCAGATAATTTCGCGCCTCGTATTTTACAGCGTTAAGGAAGTCAGAGTATGTGCAATCGGGTTGTATCCATTGATTATTGCCATATCGGTCTGCACCTTTCACTTCGGGTGCTTCCACTCGATACATGATGCTACGCACTTCAAGGTTATCGCCATACCCATAGCCGTTCTTGTAAGCGTCGCCTCCGCGTCTATGCACAGGGTCAAGTCCGATGTAGATATGCAGTTCGCGTCCGTCCTGCAAAGGCAATGCAATAGTTACGTCACCTCCGGCGGGAGCGAGGTTTGCTCTTACAGCAGTGCCTTTCTTGACACTCTTGCGTCCGAGGGGAGTTGTCGCGCTCGTAACCTTGATGTCAAGACCAAGGTCATTAACCAACTGCTTGGCGAGTTTCGTTGCGTCTGCCACGGCTTTCTTCTCGGCTGTGAGCATATAGCCGTAACTCTCGTGGAATTTCGCGTCATCTGCCTCGGCTTCATAGTAGCCGAGCAGGGCCAGTTGATCGTTTATCTCATCGAGCGTGTTGTCTATTTCTTCTCCTGCTCGGTTGAGGGCTGTTGTATCTTCTGAAGTTTCTGCGAGACTTTCCGCTTCGCTTGCAACAGCCTCTGCTTTTTCTGCAAGAGCTGCTGTATCTGCTGCTGTTTGTTCATCCTGTTTCTTGCGGTTATTGTTACGGATTTCGGTTAATTCTTTCTGCGCCTGCTCTGATGCGGTGGAGGCTTTACGCTCCTCCACAATCATGGCCGCCTGCGCGATTGGGTCTGCCTGCTTCTTGTCAAAGTTCTGCACATCGAAGCGTGCAACCTCCTCTGACGGAGTAAAGGCATAATTCTCATAGCCGGGTGTCCAGCGTGCGCCCTCATAGAACGACTTGAGCCACGGACGTATCTTATTACCCAACAATCCCACCATCTTGGTAGCATAGTCAGGGAATGACGTTGTGCCACGCTCCACGAGACCCATTGCCAATCGGATACCTGCCGACTGGATGCGCTGACGCTCCTGCGGGGTGAGTTCGCCCGGATCGCGGAATTTGAGAGTGCTGTCTCCCTCATCTTCTCCTATACCGAGGAGGTCACGCAACTCGTTAGCCAATGACTGCATCTCATCATCGCTAATCTCGTGCTGTGCCTCTTTCGGTGTGTCAGCAGGTTTGTCTTTGGGTGAAAGCGGCTCTGCATGGTCGCTTAACTTCGCTTCCCCCTTTGTCTGCAAGTCCTTTGCCACATCTTCAAGACTGACGCGGTTGATAGCTGCTTTCTTCGGCTTCTTTTCCGATGTAGGTTTCTTCTTTGCAGGCGCAACCGCCTCGCGGAGTTCCTCTGCGGTCATAGGCTGTGCGTCTGCAACCGCCTCGCCCGACTTGTCGGCAATCATCTCGCCTGCCTTGCGTGCGTCCTCCTCGGTGCGGAAGAGCCACTCTGAATATGTGTCTTTGTCCGAACACCAACCGCGGGCCTTTCTGCCGTCTGCCTTTTCACGAGCAAAGGCGGCCAACGCCTTGCGCTGTTCATAGGTGGGAGGTGTAGCGAAAGACACTGCGTGCATCGGCGTGGTCTTGCCTGCCTTGTTGGTGTACGTGGAGGGAGTGATTGTGTAGGGTGCTGACGGTTCGGCGGGAGCAGGAGCATTGGACGCTCCGACCGCTTTCACGCTCTTGTATTCAGAGAATGGTTTGGTCTTGCGCTTCGATGACTGCACCCACTTCTTGAACTCATCTTTGCTCACTTGGGTTATTGCTCCCAGACCGGTCCACCCGGCTTCATAGTTGGAGAGGTACGCCTCGCGTGCAACTTCCTCCGAGGGGAAGCCATACATAACCTTGTGTTCATCAAACGAGCCGTCCGCGTTGCGTTGGTCGATGACAAACACATCGCCCTCTTCGGGAGTGTCCGAGAGGAACACGTCAATGTGGTCTCCGTCCACACCCTCCGTGCCACGAATATAGCCGTAGTCATTGTGCATCTCGGTTTCCCACTCCGTGCCGTCTGCGTTCTTACCACGGCGCACACTTCCTTTGGGGTTCTCAATGCTGATGTTGTAACCATCAATACGGCGGTGTTCCATCTTGTAATTTCCGGCGGCTTTCTGCGCTTCGGTAGGCTCGGCAGAGGCGGTGTCTATCGCCTGCGCTATGCTTGCGAGGTCTCCGTAGTCCTTGCCGTTATAGGTGAGTTGACTGCCCGTGTACGAGCCTTTATCGTCCGGCGCATCAGTTTGGATAATCTCATGCTTGCCGTCAACGTAAAGTTTACGCTTGTATATCGGGTGAGCCTCATCGGGACCGGCTTCTTCCCACTCATCGCCTACGCTGATACGCGCACGCAGGGCGGCTTCTTCGGGGGTGTCCTCGTTGATGTCGTTACGGTCATTGCCGAGCGGCTCTAAATCGGTGCGCTCCTCCGCTACTGGTTCTGAACGCTCTGCATTGCGTTCATCAACATTCGGAGTTTGTTCACTTGCTTGGCCTCGTCCACGCTGTTCTGCTTCGGCTTCTGCTCTGCGCTTGCGCTCCGCAATGGCAGCGTCCACGAGTGCCTGCTGTTCTCTTGGGGTTGCATTTCTGAAATGTTCATTTACGTTTGTGAGAATATTTTCTTTGGTGGGTATCTCGCCTGTGAATAGGTCTGCTTGACCGCTTGCAGACTGCGATGCCTCGTTGTTGTAGGAGGTCAGAACCTTGCGCAGGTCGCTCGGCTTGCCGCTGTTCAACAGGTCTGCAAGAAGAAGAGTGGTGGCGTCCGTCACGCGGCTGTCTCCGTACTCATCATCAAACAAACCCTGCATACGTCCGAAAGGTGACACTGGCATACCGTCAGTGTAGATGTCCGGCTGTGCGGCTTTGGCACGATACACGAGGTCAACCGCTTTGGATAGTTCCTCGCTCAAATCGTAGCCGGAGCGAGAGAGAGTGCGGTTGCTTGCAATCTCATTCAATCCCATGACGATAGACTGGCGCATGGTCGGCATGGAGATAATCTGACGCACTGCATCGGGCGAGGTTTGGAACACCTTGCCGATAAGTGTATTTTCGATCAACTCCTTGCCTGCAGCCGACAGTGCGGTGCCGGTCCGCATTTCGGGCATTTGCTTGTCGTTGATTACACCTGCCTGCATCAGTGCGCCTAAAGCGTGCGCCACGGCTTTCTCATCGGCATAATAATCCGAAAGTCGGTCATAACGGCTGATCTCGCCTACAAGGTCATTGAAAATATTGTCGGGAACAATCTTGCCGAGTTTCACGGCGGCTTCGGGTTTAGACTGGCTCTTCATCTCCTGCGCGTTGAAACGTGAGAAGGTGGTTGCATCGTAGGGGAGGGCCTCATCCGGCACGAATACCAGTCGGGGGTTCTTCATCCCTGCAACCTGCTCCGGGGTGAAGCCGTACTTCTGCCCGAACTCTCGCAGATAATCAATATAAGCCTTGTCAGTACCCTGCCGTGCGGCGAGGTCTCCGCTCATGGTGCGGTTGTTGCCCGACAGCACCACGCCGTCACGACTGACAATTACGGGAGTCTGCAAAGCGCGGTTGTCGTATGCGCCTGCCATTTGCTCCACAATGCGCTGTGCGTCCTTGTCGCGGAGGTAGTCGCGGTCATTCACGCTCTGTCCGTTCTCATCAATCGGGAAACCCTCGGTCGGCTCGTATGCGTTGTTGACATCGTGGCTCGCGGAGGCGGCTCCTGCTTCGGTAAGTACATAGCGACCGTGGATTGTAGAGCCGTCCGGCAAAGTGATTGCATCGGGGTTGCCCTCAATCTTCGGAGTGTTATCCCATTTCTCTTTGATTTTGGGATTGACCGCATGAACGCCTACGCGCTCCTGTTCGGCCTGCTTCTCGGCTTTGATGCGCTGTTGCTCTTCAAACTGAGCCACGGCTGCATCATGCGCCTCTGCATCACGCTGACGGCGTTCCTCCTCGCGCTGACGGCGTAATTCTGCACTGCGTGAAGTATAGACACCCAATATCGCGTTCCATGCGTCAAGGCGCGCCTGCGTGTCGGCAATCTGCTGATTGTATTGGGCGAGTTCGCTCTGATACTTTTCGGCCGCCTCGCGCTTCGCCTGCGCCATAGCCATAGGTGAACCTTTCAGTTTGGGTGCTTTGGGTGTAGGCGGTTTCTTCTTGAGTGCTTCAAGGTCGGAGGTTGCCTGCTGAACCTGCGCCGTGGCAATGTCAGCCGCGTCACTCTCACCGCCGACAGCCTCAACAAGTCCATCCCAGGCCGTCTCTTTCTCCACGGCTTCAAACATCGGCTCTCCCTCCTCGTTGAGAGGGATGCGAGAGAGTGCCGTTTCCTGTCCGTTTCCTACACTTGCGTCCGTTTCAGACACGTTTTCACCCTCTGAAACGGCGTTTTCGGTAGAATTGGGAACGCTTTCATCGGTTTTGGGAACGCTATTGGCGGCTCTGTCCTGCTGAACAAACTCCAGTGCTTCAAGTCTGCCACGGATATAATCATCCACGCGCCCTTGCTCCTGCATCTGCTTCTGCGCACCCTCGCGCAGTGCGTCCACATAGGTGGCAAGTCGCTCATCGGTGAGGCTCTCTGCCTCCTCGATTGCGTCACTATATCCACGGTCATACTCCTCAACATTGGGGGTTGGAATATTTTCCTCCCCATTGTTGCCTTCTACTGGAATATTTTCATCGGGGTTGTTGCCTGTCGGCTCTTCCGCAACCTCGGCAGTTTCCTCGGCAGGGTTCTCACGTCCACTGAACATTGACATCTGCTCCTGCTCAATGACTTCATGAGCGGCTCGCAACTCCTCCTGCGGATCCACCGCCTCGGAGATATTCAATATTTGGTCGGGTGAGGTAAACTCATACTCACCGCTCTGCGCGTCCATGACAACGACACTCTCCGAAGAGTTCCGTACGTCAACGGCAGTGCCGTCGGGGAACATCACCACTTGACAACATAGACCTGCCTGTCATCAACTTTCATCGTGGCAGGGATAATCACACCGCTGTCCTTGTGGGTGCGCTTCTCCACAGCCTGCTCAACCTCCGCACGCTTGCGGTCAGCGGCCTCATTGGAAGCGTCCATAACGCCGTCAAGCGCGGCCTTGGCGTTGATGTAGTACAGAACCGCGTCCTGCTGTTCAACGGTCAGTTCGGGGTCATTGAGCAAATCCCACGGATTTTCATTGAGGTGGAACATATAATATTCGCTCTCCGCTCCGAAAGCGTCCTCAACGCCTTGGTATGCCTCCTGCATACGTATGGTGATAGCGTCCACGTCAGCCTGCGCGGTCGGGTCACCCTGCTCAAAGCGGCCATACAGCAATCGCCCCTCCTTTTGCATACGCCACGCACGGATTACGTCCTTACGATGTTCATCTTTGGCTTCTTGGTATGCCTTTTGCCAAACATCATTGGCATTGCGTGTGCGCTCTCCCTCGGTGTAAAGACGCTCGATATACATCTGAATAGCATCCTGCTCTTTGGGTGTGCGGTCTTTGGCGCGTTTCTTCAGTGCAGTGTCAATATCAACACCGAATTTGTCATTTATATGCTCCCTCAACACTGCGGGATTAAGCAGGCTCTCTTTATACATTCCCTCGGCGAGAGTGTTGACATCATCAATTATCTTCTGCTCGGCTTCCGAAACATTCTCACCGCGCAGATACTTCTCATAGATATTCTCAATGCCTTCGGGAATGATGCCGTGCTTCTCGCTGACCTCCCAAACAACATTGTGGGCCGCTGTCCTCTGCATTTCTTGATTGGCAAACTGCTCGCCTACGTCCACCGAATTGAGTTCTGCCTGTCGCATGATGTTGTCAACCTCACCCTGCGCTTTCTCCTTGTTGGCAAACCTGCGACTGGTAACGACATCGCCGTTGGCGTTGGTGGCGTTCACAATCACACTGCCGTCCTCGGCTGTGGTGGTCTGATACCCGGTGACGCTTGACATCGGGAGCATACGACCCGTGAGGATATAGTAGGCTTTGGCGCGGGCCGCTTCACTGACCCTGCCGTCCTGCATCAGTTTCTCCATTGCCGAATAGCCGTCAAATTCGGGTCTGCCGTTGTATATGATCTCAGCCTCCGCACGCTCGGCTCTCAACTCGATTGCTCCCTCCGCAGGGTTAGGCTGTGAGATAGGACGCTCCTTGTCGCGGCTGAACAGGTCGGCAAGTTCGCCATAACCTGCCCGGCGCAACTCCTCGCGCTCATCGGCTGTGAAAGATAGATCGTTCGGACTCGCGTCCATATTCTTGCGCAGACGCTCCTCAAAGTTCATGCGGTTGTGAGTGCGCTCTGCCTGCGTCAGAGGTCTGCCCTCAGTCGGCTTGATAGGACGCAGACCTGCAATGACACGCGGTGCGCTCTTGATACCGTGCTGTGCCTTGAAGCCAAGCATCATTGCCATGTTGTCAGTCCACACGTCCATTGCATCACGCTCTCCGCTTATCCATTCGGGGATAGAGAAGATTGTACCCTCCGCAAGAGTGGACACTGCAACCTCACCACCGCGCACAGCCATCTTGCCTGCCGTGGAGGTCGTAACCTTGACCGCCTTGTCAGCCACATTGCCTATGAGAGGGGATGCAGTACCAACTATACCACCCATTATGAAACCATGCTTGGTGGCATTGAGTAGGTCTTGCCCGGAAAATCCGTTGGAAGTGCCGGTTGCATAGTCGGGCATACCCCCGGTTGAGGCTTGCTGTTGCAAGTTCTTTAATGTCTCATAAGTGGCAAAGTTAAATGCACCTCCGGCTGCACCCTGCACAAGTCTCCCAGTGAGGGTTCTTGCTGCAATCCGCTCGGCCATTTCTTTCGTAGCACCTTTAATCATTTGCTTACCCGCAATCTTTAACGCCTGCTTTCCCGCTGCGCTCCCAACACCTCCCGATATGTATGTGGTCGGGTCAATTGCCATATTGCCGATTGTGCCGATTATATCAAGCACACGATGCTCTTGACCGTATTGAGACATAGCAGCTTGGTCTGCTATTGTCATTCCATACGAGCCAGTCATAGCCGAAGCGGCCATATCCATTGCTTGATAAGTGGAAACGAAAGGCTGATCGGCAAGTTTTCGCAAAAAGAACTCAGTTTTACTCTTAGGCATACGCGAGTCTACAGCGTGCTGATAGACCGCTTGGTAAACTTCACCTTTGAGTGCTTCCTCTGCGGCTGACTGGACGGTACGCCCATTCAGTTCGTTGGTATGAGTTGAGAAATACTGCTGATAGGCCTGAAGTTGAGAATTGCGATACGATGAGGGCAACCCGGCATAAACGCTTTCAGCCATTTTTTCAAGGTTGAATGTCTCCTTACGCTTGACTGCCCGATTGTAGTCTCGTAAGTTCTCTTCGGGAGTAGGCAGAGGCATTCCGTCCGGTCCATAGGCTCGGATATTGCTCCGAACGGAATTATTATACTCCTTGAGTTGGCGTGTGTATTCCTCATCAGCCTCTCTATCCTCGGCTTCGGCTTGCGCCCAGACATTGCTAAGAACTTTGCGCATAGGTGCCTCATAGTCCAACTGCGCCTGTTTCTGAACGTCCTCCTGCTTGCTCGGGTCAAGTCCGTTCTGCTTCATGCGCTCTACAAACTGATTGCGCAGACGGACCGTGCGTGCGCCGTACTCCGCTTGGTCTGCCTCGATAAGGCTTGTAGTCAGTCGGCCATCGGGCAACAACCACTCCGTGACAGGCTTGCCGTCCACATACTTCACTCCGTAGGGGACTGGAGACTGACCGCTCTGAATAGGCTTCTGCTCTGCACCGTCCGTCTCACCGCCTTGTGTATCGGGCGCGGACACTGATGTTGGGGGGGTAAGACCCATGACCTGCGTGGGAGTGCCTGCAAGCTGCGCTTGAAATTTCTTCGCTTTTAGTTTCTTGCGACCCTCCGGGGTGAAATGTTCGGTCATTCGCCGCGTCTGCTCAATCCTCGCCTTTGACCTTTGGTTGAAATCGTTGAGCATGGTGTTCAACTGATACGACATTCGTATCTTATCCTGCTCCGAGGGTTTCCACGTCTGCGCAGGCTTCGGTGCTTTCTGCTCCGCTTGTGGGGCCGGTGCAGGTGTTTGAGCAACGGGAGCCGCCGGTGCGCTCTGCTGTTGTTTGGATGCAGGGGCAGGAGCGGCCTGCGGTTTCGGAGCATAGCCGATATTGCGCTCAAAGTCGGCATACGCCTCCATGTTGTAGCCATCTTTCACAAGAGCGTCATAGGCTGCTTTACGCTTCTTGGGGTCTTTGAGGTTCTCGCGGAATTGAGCCTCTGACTCCATAGCATACCCACTCTTGATAAAAGCGTTGTATAAATTGGTTACTTTATCTGCCATAATGGGTTATGATTATGCGGTGGGAGATTGGCGGCCGGTCGGACTGGGTTTGCCTGCGTGACCGCCTTTCTTGGTCTTGGTTTGTGATGTGGATGACTTCTTACCTCGTGCATCCGTTTTTTCGGTAGCGGTGACTTCGCTGACATCCTCCTCTTGCCATGTGCCGTGTTGCTTGGCAAAAGCCTCTGCAGCTTCCTTCGTTCGGAATGGATGTGCTTTGCCGTGTTCATCCCATGCCGTGAACTCCGACACGTTGGAGCGGTCATGCGCCCTCGCTGAAGCATAGGAGTTGGCGGCAGAGGCTCTTGAAGCACTCGCGGATGCGCGTTGTGCTTCTCCTCGCGCCTTTTCCGTACTGAGTTTTGCGGCTTGGAGTGCCGGAGCATTGTCGGCTTCTGCCTGCGCTGTCCTCGCGTCCTGCTCGGCTTTGTCTGCCTTACCTGCCTGTTCACGCTGTTTGTCGGGTTGCAGGAGGGCAAGCCAATTATGCTGTTCAGCTTTGCGCTGTGCCTCCTCACGAGCAAGTTTCTGACGCTCCTGCTGTGCTTCCAGTTCGCGCAAGGTCTTGGCACGATCGTTCTCAATGTCTCCGAGTTTGAGCGAGAAGTTGAGATACTCATCGCGTTTCTTCTCCCTCTCTGCTTTCAACTTCTCTATACGAGCGTCCACGGCATTAGTCATGCTGCTCTTCTCGTGGTTATACATATTCGGGGCATACTGCGAGGTGAAGAAAAGATTGCTCAACGCGCCTATGCCGTCACTGATAGCGGCAATAATCTTCTTTGACTTCTCCCTGCGCTCGCGCTTCTTGCGCTGTTCAGCGGTCTCCGGGCGATTTTCCTCCGCGTTCATCCAGTCTTGGATAGTCTTGATTTGGCGGTCTGACCCTGCAACGGCCTCGGCACGCTGACGCTCATTCTCTGCGCGTTCGCGTTCCTCCTCGGCTCGTTTCTTCTCTTCATCCGTGGGTGAGGCTTCTTCATGCTCTGTATCCGATGCAGGGATCGGCTTTGACTCCGCTCCGTCATCTTCTTTGTCCGCATTGACGGCAGGAGCCTCAATCGGTTTAGCCGATACAACCTCTTGCCCTGCTTCGGGTGCGCCTGCAAGGTCTGAGGATATTGGAGGAGGTACGGAAGCCGAAGCCACGGCGGTACCGGTCATGGGAGACTTGGGAGTGCCGTCATTCCCTCCCGGCATAGATACGGGCGCACCCTCAATCTCCGTAGCGAAACCCGGATTTGAGGGAACGACATCAATTGGTTTGTTGTTCTGTATCATCTGATGAGGGTTAGAACGCGCCTGCTATCCCTGCGCCTGCCTGTGCCACACCCTGCACGGCAGAACTGATAGCCTGCGCTTTGTTGATTTCAAGATTGTTCAGAGCGTCATTTATCTGCGCGTCCTTCTGCTGATAGGTCTGCTCGATTTGGTCTTTGCGTGCCTCGGCATTGACGGCGATCTGCGAAGTTGCATCGGCGAGAGCCTGATTGTTGGCAGCTTTGGCGGCTGCAACGCTCTCCTCCGTGCCTCCCATGACAGCCTGCGCCCCGGCGGCTTGGCGGTTGCGGTTCTTGATAGACTCCTCCGTCTTGGTGAGGATACGTTGAGCATCGGCACGCTGTGTCGCGTCCTCATTGTATCTGCGGTCGTACCAGTCTTGATTTGCCTGCTTCTGCGCCTGCAAATTCTTCTTGACTTTCTTCATGGCTTTACTTGCCGAAATACCGCCGAAAATACTCCCGACTGCCGACAAGCCTGCGCCTACTAAACTTCCTATCATGGTTGCGATATTTCAAAAGTTATAATTCCTGCGCGAAGATACGGACGTATCTTTGTTCCCAACTTTTAAGTATTGTATCATGGCAAAAGGTAAGAAAACAGGTGGGCGTCAAAAGGGTACGCCCAACAAGGAAAACCCTCTAAAAGGGTATCTTCGCGCTCATAGCCTTGCATACTTTGAGGCGCGAGTGCAGACTGACCCAATAACAGGTGGAGCGCGTGAGATACAGCGACAACGCCTCGTTTACGATAGTGAGACCGGCAACGTCTGCAAGGTCATTGACTTAATACCGCTCACTGACTATAAATCCGGGCAACCGCTTACAATCTCCGACTTTGAAGCAGATATGATCGCTCTAAGTCCTAACGAGCGCGTCAATGCCGAGCTGCGCCTGCTTGAGTTCCACACTCCGAAGATGAAAGCCGTTGAGGTTGATATGGATATGCGTGCCACAACAGTCACCATTGAGGACCGTCTGCGCGAACTCTGCGGAGAAGATGACGAGGAAGATGATGACTGACGCACCCCGGCTCTTTCTATTTCATCTACTTTTAGACACAACCAAGCCTCAACCGGACATCCAACCATCGCACTTTTGAAATGTGTTTTTCATAAACCGAAAGCGAACCGTCCGCGAGGATAGTTCGCTTAATCTATCTTCCGACACCCGATTTTCACAAACCTAAATCTAACCGAAACTAAACCAAAATAAAACCAAACACAAACCAAAACGTAACCAAACTATAACCTATGCTTTCTACTGATAACGTCATTCCAAAAACCAAAAACTAACCAAAGTGATACCTTCACGCGTGCGCGCGGGAAATTCCTTTATGGAATTCCTCTATGGATTAGGACGTATATATTAAGTCGAATATATACTACGGATATAGGATAAGGAAGAAAAATATAAGTCCATATTTTTCTATGGAGTAGGAAATGGAATAGGGTTCGCTTCGCTCCGACAACGCCGACATTAAAAAATTTTGGAATTAAATTTTTTCTTTCTTTTGGCTGACGCTCGTAAACTCTGCGGAGCAGGAAAGAGAAAAAGAAAAAAAGTTGCGCGCAAAAAAGAAAAAGAGAAACGCCCGGCTCTGCGATGAAACAAAGTCGGGCGAAAAAGATTTAAGGGGGCCGCGCGAATTTTCAGAAGCCTTTGCCTTTCGTGTGTTCATATACCACCTCGCGGTCGGTGTCAACATTCTTGATGCGGAACTGGACTGCACACCCAGTCGGTATCGTGTCGGGAAACTGCTTTGCAAGTCGCTCTATGACTTCGCCAACGGTGCCGAAGCCTATGTCGCTGACCTCTGCAATAACCTCCCCACGGAAATAGGCACGTGCATAGACCATGTACTTGGGTGACAATCTGAATAACTTGTCTTGTGGCTCTTCAAGGTCTCTCGCATTGCCCTGCTTCCCTTTCTCGGTGGAGAAGAAGATAAAGTCAATCACTTTGGCGTTCAACACCCAGGCCGGAGTGAAATCAATCTTGATGTAACCGCGAGTAATCGTGTGTCCGTGGCTGTGGTTCATGCCGAAAGCAACCTCGGCTATGGACGCTTCGCAATCATTCTGCGCGATTGTTCCCCATGTGTGTCTGAACGTATAGACGCAATACCACTTCTCTTTGGGAATGTTCATTGACCTGCACACCTGCCGGATGCCGTTGTTCACATTCGCTCCGAAAGAGTCAAAGTCGCAGTACCGCTTGTGGAAATTCAGCAGGTAAGGGTCATCCTCATCGGCGAGATACTTCTTGATGATCGGCTCGATGATTGGCTCAACTCGCATTTCGATGTATGCGTCATCACGCCTGCTCTTGCGCGTCTTGGCTCGCTTGTAGCCAATCACGCCGTCATGATAATTCTCTTTCTTCAACTCGTAGATGTCGGCGGTGTTCATCCCTGCGAGACACAACACCAACATAGCCACGTCTCGCCCCAGTTCGGGCAGTGGGTCAATCATTCGCGTTGCAGGGAGAGGAGCCGCAAAGAACGCACGGCACTCTTCGGGCGAGATTGCAATCTTCTCCGACCGGTCCGCAGGTGGTATCTTCACCTTGCCCCACGGATTAGTCTTGATACGGATAATGCCGTTATCGTAGTCGTTGAACTCCGCAATGGCAGCTCTGAACACCTGCCTCATGCACACAGGGTACATCTCCTTTGCCCGGCGCGTCTGCTCCAATGACTTTATCCACCTGCCCACCTGCATGGAGGTGAGCTGCCCGAACATGATGCGGTTCGTGCCAAAGAAACGCTCCATGTGTTGAAGAGCCAGTTTGTAGTTGCGCGAAGTCCGCTCTTGGTTGTTATCAATCAAGCGGTCAATGTGGGTACGCGCATAGTCGCTGAAACAAATATCCTCATCGCCATTCTTCAGGAACTCCACCACCTCCGCAACCGACCACTTGCTGATGTCCTTCTTGTTCAGCCGATCGTTGAACGCCATGATGCGCTCCGTGCAATAGTTCAGCACAAAAGGGTCTTTGATTTCGCCCTGCTTGTTGAGTTCCTTTCTCGTTACCATCTTATCGGTCTTGATATATCCGTGTCTCTTATGGTGGCTGACCCGGATATAGACCTGCATAAATCCGTCAGTGCGGACTCCGCGAACAGTTGCTTTGAATGTTGCCAT